TGGGCTTTTACTACCGTGACTTGGAAAAGTTCGACCCAATGAAGAGCGAAGTCTCTTGGGCACCTTTTCGTGAAGCCAAAGATATTGCATGGCGAGCCAGAAATCTGCTCCATGGGCGAAATAACGATCAAGTGCAAAGCTTGGCTTCGGAATTGGACAGCTGGATTGATGCTTACTTTGACAGCGAGAACGAAAGCTCCATCCAGATGCTCAAGGACGAAAAACGCTATGACCTACTCGACTCAGATGAAGATGAAAATAATTGGCAAATAAAGTCTGAGGCCCATGATGAGTTCGATATCAGAAGCTCTGACAACACTGAGCCCATCGAAGCAGCCAAGGAGGTTTTTGAGTCCATGGATATCTTGCACGCGCCAGATATACCCGACGCAAAAGATTACGAGTATTTTGCTGCGATGGCGCTTTCAATGATTGGCTCATACCTTGACGCGCTTGAGAACACCTTCGACATCAAAAAAATGAAATCGGTCAAGCGCCTGACCAAGAATTACGAAACACATGAAGTTTCGAGATTTGGATCACAGTTGATCGAAGCGATGGAGGTAGTGACTTACGCCGAGTCATTGAAAAGCATCGCCAGAATTGAAAAAACAATGCGAACGTCCCTTGAGAAAACCCATAAAAAGGATGTTTTGATTGTTGAAGAGCAGGTCAAAGCACAGATCACAGCAATACACAACGAGAACAGGGAAAAACAACAAAAGTGGGGGCACAAGGGAAAAGATAAAAGCCTCGAACAGCGAAACAGGTCACAAGCCGCAGTACTTGCTAAATGGGATTTAGATGCTTCCCTTCAAAAGAAAAGCAATGCAAAAGCAGCCGCTGCCCTTTGGGGATGGCTTGTAGACCAGCGCTATAAGCAAGACTTACTTGAGTTTTCACCTGAGACTATCGAAAAATGGATCTCGGCTCATAAAAAAACACTTTCCACCTGAGCCGGTACTTCTAAAAAGTACCGCGTTTGGGTACCCCAACGCGGTAAGTAGGGTATCCAAACTCCCTCGTTTGCCCAGCAAGCTCCCTGCTTTGGGGAGGCTGAGGTCTCGCTACATTTAGCGAGATTTTCCATGATGAGCGCACTTCTTAAACGAAAGCGCACACATGGAAAACACCGCACAAAACTTTGACCAGAACTATGTCGCCGCAGCAGTCAGGGCTGCTGGTGTCAGGGCTTCTTCGCTCAAAAAATCCTTTCGCTTGTCCGATAGCGAATTTGATGACGTCAATCAGGAAATTTTGCTGGGGCTGCTTGAAAGAGCGCCAAAGTTTGACCCTGTCAAATCATCGGCAAATACGTTTACTGGGACGGTCTCCAAGCACCTTGCTGCCGACATCGCTGGCAAGCTGACCCACGATCGCAAGTCGCTGGAGTTTCTTCCTCCGCAGGCCGAGGCGGCCAACGACTCCCAGTTTCAACCAGGCATTGATGTCCTGTGGGAAGGCTGTTCGCAAACATGGGGTAACGATCAGGACCTGTTTGCGGACAGCGACACATTGCACGACTTGAATGCAGCAATTGCATTTATGACTCCCGAGCAGGGGCGCCTGCTTGATCTGTTAGCTATCTATCAAGACACAGCCGCCGCGTGCAAAGCGTCTGGTGTCTCAACGGCTACGTTTTACCGCCGCATCAAGGAGCTGCAAATGCATCTTCGTATGTTTGGCATGAAGGCGGCAGCATGAGTGGGCTGAGAAAAACAAGCAAGTCACTCCGTATGAATGAACGTGACCAACAAATTTCATCGGAGAACACTTTGCCGCTAAACATCAAATTGAGTGACTGCCAGGGATTGCCGCGCTTTCAAAGCTCTGGGGACTCCGAGCGCGGATTCCGGCCTTTTTACACCCCTGGTGTGGATGTCACCGAATCCATTTTGTGCGACTGGGTAGCAAGTGCACTTGTTGGCCACTGCATCCAGTACCACGAGGGCCTGCTGCTGCGCGATCGCTCGGAGATCAGCAGCGACCTGACTACCAAAGACCGTGCCCGTATCCACTCCGTCGCCCGCCGCGCATGGATCGCCTGTGAGCTTGGCTTGGTGCACCTGTTTAGCCAAAAGGTAGGCGAGGACCACTACCGCTACCTGGCCATGCGCTCCAGCTCTCCATTGAAGCCCCCCGAAATCCGTACCCAACTGCGTATTGCGCAGATGGCCACCAGTAACCGCAAGCCCCACTGAAAGAAAGAGAACCCATGACTGCCGAACCCGACGTGCTGGATGAAATAGGCCAGCTTTACATGAATGAGCTCGACAAGCTCCCGCTGCCAGACCTTGACCGGATGATCAAGCAGGTCACCGCTGCCAAAGACACTGCTGCGTTGTACCTCAACGCATTGCAGTCCACCTTGCACAACCGATTGGGCGGGCATGCCCAGCAGCTTCGCCAAGAGGCTGGCAAGTCCACCGGCACGGTGCGCTTTGAGGTCGACGGCTACTTGGTCGTCGCCGATTTGCCTAAGCGCCCCGAATACAACCAGATCAAGCTCAAGGAAGCAGTGGAAGCCCTGCGTAAGTGGGGCGAGGACCCAGAGAACTATGTCGGCATCGAAATCAAAGTCGCCGAGTCCAAGTACACCGCCTGGCCCCCCGGCATCCGCGATCTGTTCGAGCCTGCACGCACGCTCAAAACCGGCAAGCCCAGCTACAAGCTAGAGCAGATTAAGACCGGAGAAATCCCGGACGCTGCCAACGACAGTCACTTTGGTGGGGGTGTGTGATGGCCATTTCACTTGCACAACTCACCCGCGCCAATGCGCCCAAGCCTCCCCGCATCCTGATTCACGGTGTTGCTGGAGTTGGTAAAACCACCTTCGCCGCAGAAGCCAACAACCCGGTGTTCGTCCAAACGGAAGACGGCCTGGGAACAATTCCGGCAGCCAACTTTCCACTGGCCCGCACTTTTGAGGAAGTGCTGGAGTCACTGGCCTCGCTCTATACCGAGGACCATGACTTCAAAACCGTGGTTATTGACAGCGTCGATTGGCTTGAGCCCTTGGTCTGGGGCAAGGCCTGCCGCGATAACGGATGGGGGTCCATCGAAGACGCCGGTTACGGCAAAGGCTACGTCGCCGCATTGACTCTGTGGCGTCAGTACATCGATGGGCTGAACGCGCTGCGTGACGACCGTGGCATGACCGTTGTGCAAATCGCGCATACCGACATCAAGCGTTTTGACTCGCCGGAGCACGACCCTTACGACCGGTACGTCATCAAGTTGCACACCCGCGCAGCGGCGCTGATGCAGGAGCACTCGGACATCGTGCTGTTTGCCAACTACCGCATCTCCACTGTGAAGGCCGATGTCGGCTTCAACAAAAAAGTCAACCGTGCCATGGGCTCGGGCGAACGGGTGATTCATACCGCCGAGCGCCCAGCTTTTCTGGCCAAGAACCGCTATGGCCTGCCCGAGACCCTGCCACTGGACTGGCAGTCCTTTGCCCAGGCCATGCCCGATGTGATCAAGCCCATGTTGATCGCCAACCCAGTCACCCCCACCAACCTCACCACCTGAAATTGAAATAGGAGAAATCACCATGGCTTCATTCGGACAAACTTTCGACGCATCCTCAATCGAGCCCAGCAGCGGCTACGACGTTCTGCCACCCGGCAAATACCTGGCCCAAATCGTTGCCAGCGAAATGCGCGCAACCAAGGACGGCCTGGGTCAGTACCTCTACCTTGAGGTGGATGTCATTGAGGGGCAGTACGCAGGGCGCAAGCTCTTTGACCGCCTGAACCTCATCAACGCCAATGCAGATGCCGTGCAAATCGCACAGCGCACGCTGTCATCCATCTGCCGTGCTGTGGGCAAGTTACAGGTCGGTAATTCCGAGCAATTGCACCTCATACCCTTGATCGCAGATGTGCGTGTGCGTCCCCCGAAGGGCATGTACGGCGAGAGCAACTCGGTCCGCTACCTGCCACGCGGCGGCCAGGCTGCAAACGCACCGACTTTCAGCACCGGTCCTGCCAATCCGCCAGCGCGTCCTGCCATGGCTACTGCAACGCCCGCTGCCAACGGACTGCCCTGGAAGCGCCAAGCCTGAGGTCCCAATGCACGAACACTTCACATTGCATCAAGGTGCGCCCGAGCCGGTGCACCTGCCGGACTCGGCGCAGAGCTGTCGTGAGCGGATGGCGGCGCTGCAAGGCGAGATTGCCTCTATCCGTATTCAGATCGCCACGACTGACATCCGGCGGCAGACGGAGAAGAAGACGCTTGATGCTGCCTGGTTCCACCGTGCCAAAACCGCGCTGCGCTTAAAGCAGCAGGAACTGGCGCAGGTGACGGCGCATCTTGCGACCTTTGATAAACGCGCAGCGCCCAAGCACCGTGATGCCTTCAAAGACACCTTGATTGAAGTGGTTCGTGAAAACTGCAATGACCAGGAGTGGGCGGGCCTGGTGCAACGTGCGCGCGACCTGCACGCAAGCCAGGGAGAAAACCATGGCTGAACTGCCCGCCATCACGAGCCTCACCCGCGAGGCCATCTTCTCTGGCTATGAAGCGGATGCCAGTGACGGGTTTCGCAGCCACCTTGGTGCGTCCCTCATTGGCAAGGAATGCGAGCGTGCGCTTTGGTACGACTTTAGGTGGGTCACGCGCAGCAAGCACCCCGGACGGTTGTTGCGCTTGTTTGAAACCGGCCAACTGGAGGAAGCCCGAATGGTGCTGAACCTGCGGCGCACCGGTGCAACTGTGCTCGAAGTTGATCCTGAGACCGGTCGTCAGTTTCGGGTGCAGGCCCATGGCGGCCACTTTGGGGGCTCGCTCGATGGCGTTGCCATCAATTTGCTTGAAGCCCCCAAAGCCTGGCACGTGCTGGAGTTCAAAACGCACTCCAACAAAAGCTTTGGCGATCTGGTGGCCAAGAAGGTGTGCGAGTCCAAGCCGCAGCACTTTGCCCAGATG